GCCCATCGGCGCCGCCGCGGCCGGCCGCGCGGCCGGGGCCGCCGGTAGCCCCAGCAGCGCCGTGAGCGCCGTCAGCCCCTGCCCGCCCTGCTGCGCATACGGCGCGAGCCCCGCCTGCCCCGCGGCGTGCTGCTCTTGCGCGATCCGCAGCGCGTCGGCATACTTCGGCTCCGCGTAGGCGCGCGCCTCGCGGATACCTGCCTGCTGCTGCGTCGACGCTTTCTCGGCGGCCTTCGCCTGCGAGCGGCCGGAGAAGTAGTTCGTGACGGCCGAAATGCCGCTCGTGACGAGTAAGCCGATCGTAAACGGGTCCATTGACAGCCCTCCAGACAGTTAGATCGGTCCCCAGACGTAGGTCGCGGCGGTCGCGACGGCCACGGGCGTGAGGAGCGCCGTGTCGTGCAGATAGAGCAGGGACACCAGCCACGTCCCCGTCGCGCTCGCGTCGCTCTTCCGGAACCGCGCCGCGATCCGCGTGCCCGCCGCCACCGGCAACGCCGCGGGCAGATACCGATTCGTGAACCCGAGCTGAAACGCCGTGTCGCTCCGCAGTGTCGTGATCACGGTTTCCGCGCTCGCCGCGCCGGTCCCCAGATCCACCTCCCATTGCACATTCACCGTGCCCGCGGTCAGCGTGATCCCGGCGATCGCCAGCTCCGCCGCGTCGCCCGCCGTCAGCTCCACCCACGCCGAATTGCCCCAACTCGACGCCACGGGCGTCAGGGCGACCCCGGCGGTCCCATAGGGTAGGTAGGTATGGGGCTGCGCGGCCGTCGTGACGTGATCGGAGGTGATCCCCTGATAGAGCAACGCCGCGACGGTGACCGTCGACGCGCCGCCATTGCGCCGCGCACGGACGGCCAGCCGCGATCCCGAGGCCAGGCCGTCCACCGGCACGGGCAGGAGGATCACATTGAGCCCGGTATTCGCCGGGTTCGCCTGATCAACGATGAGGCTGCTGATCGCGACCTCGGCGGCGGCGGCGCCGATCCCGAATTGCAGCTCATATAGCCCGCTCCCGCTCGTCAGGCCATAGGCGCCCGCCAAGGCCGAATCGCCCGCGAGCGAGGCCGCCAGCTCCACCCACGCGCCAAACGTAAAACTACTCCCGCCCGTCGTGACGGTGACGCCCGCCGCGGCCCCCGGGCGAGTGATCAGTCCGGTCGTGCTTGGGCGACTCATAGCGGTTTCTGGTGATACTGCACGCCGACGAAACAGGTGCCGGTCGCGGACGCCCGGAGACGCGCGACCACGCGCGACCCGGACGGAATTGCGTCCAGCGGATTCCAGAGCGGGATCACGTTCGGCCCGTCAAAGCCGCCGCCGCGTTGCCCCCGCAGCGTCGCGATCACCGTCTCCGACGCGGCCGGCCCCACGCCGAGATCCATCTCCCATTGCGCCCCGCTCGTGAACGTGTTGGCCGCGACGTGGGTCACGACGAGGTCCGCCGCCGCCGAGGCCAGCAGCACCGACCAGGCGCTATTGGTCCAAGCGGACGCCGGCGCCGTGATCGCGGCCGACGTCCACTGCACCAGTTGCGGTTGCGTCGTCGTCTGGAGATTCCCCACGATCGGTTTTTCCAGATAGGTGATCGCGTACTGCCAGGGCGTGACGCCGGTCACGTGCTTGCGCATCCGAATCGCCACGCGCGATCCGTTGGGGATCGCGTCCAGCGGCAGCACATGCGGAATGTACGACGCGCCCTTACTGGAGCCTGGATTCGTATAGTGCCCCATAAAGGTCGTGATCACGGTTTCCGCGCTCGCCGCGCCGATCCCGACGTCGACATAGACAAAGGCGCTGACGGGGGCCACGGGAATACACAAGCCCGTCAGCACCAGCGCCGCCGGCGCCGACGCGAGGACTTCAAACCACGCCGAGTTCGCCATCGCGGTGTTGTTGGGCGTTACCGACACGGCCGTCGCCCCGGCCGGCGCGACCTTCTGCGCATTCGTCGTCCATTGCATCGCCATCAGGTCGCCTGCACCGTTAAGGACAGCGCGACCTTGGTGACCGTCGTCGCGCTCGTCACCGAGAAGCCCAGCACCTCCCCCGCCGCGATCGCCGTCGTCCAGCCGGTGAGCGTCGTATCGCGGCTTTTGTTCGCGCTCGACAGCGTCGGCGGCGCGCTCGCCGTGATGGCATCGCCCACGACGGGCGGATAGTTCGCGTAGGTGTCTTTCCAGATGTCGATCACGATGCTGCCCGTCGTGCTCGCGCTGTCCGTCGAGAGCAGCGTCGCCGCCGTGATCGTGCAGGCGAAGGGCACCTCGACGAACCCCTTCACGCCGGTCGTAATCGCGCTCCCGCCGCCGTCGATCACGATCCCGACCGCGCCGATCCGCGCCGGCAGCCGCGCCGCCGCGACCGTCCCGGTCGTGATGACGCTGCCACTGAGCGCCGTGATCGGGTCCGCCCCGCCCGTGTCATGCGTCGACGCATGCGCACCCGGCGCGCCCGCCGACGGGGTCGCAAACGTCCCATCGGCGCGCAGGAACGTCGTCGACCCGCCCGGGAACCCCGCGAGGGCCGTGACCGTCACCGCATCGGCCGCGCCACTGCTATGCCGCGCCGCATGCACGAGCGGCGCATAGCGCGCGTCCGCCTGGTCCTGCGTCAGCCCGCCGCCCACGGGCGTCGTCGCCGCCGCCTGCAGGCTGATGTCGTCGACATAGAAGCCGATCGCGCCGCCGAAGTCTTCGAGCCGCACCTGGTCGATCGTTGCGCCCTGCGGCACCGCGAAGGCGACGATCGGGATCGCGACCATCTGGTAGTCGGTCGTCAGCGTCGAGTCGAACCCGAACGTCCCACTGCGGCGGATCTGCACGGCCGCGCCGACGAGCACCCCCGCGAGGCGCAAGGTGACCAGCAGCCCGCGGCTGCTGTTCCAAGCCGCTTTCGAGCGGAGAAAGAGCACGAGTTGGTCGTAGTCGGTCGGGTCGATCGGCGCGAGGGCCGTCCCCTGCGCGTAGACGCCCGCGACGACGGCCGTGCCCTCGATGGTTTTCGTGCCGACGTGCGGCGTCGAGGTCGAATTGACGACGATGCTCGCGCCCGAGGACACCCAGGCCCACTCGCCCGGCGTGCCGGCGGCCTCGGTGTAGACGGTGACGGTCTCGACATCGGGCGGCGCGACGGTCGCGTGCGCGACCAGCACCAGCGCGAGCTTGAGGTACTGTGCCGGATCGACGCTCGGCTCGGAGGGCGTCGCGGAGAGCGTGCCGGCAATCACGACGACCGCGCCGAGCGTGTCGAGCGCGATGACATCAATGCGGTCGAGCGTCGCGTCGGCCGCGGCGAGCGCGACCGTGTCCTCGAGACTCGCGTAGCGCGTGCCGTTGATGAAGTAGTCGGCGGCACTCACGCGGAACGTGTACGCGGACTCCCAGACGACCTGGCCGCCACTCACGAGCCACGTCGTCGGGCTCGCGCCGGGCGGCGTCGGCGGCGGCGTGCCCGTCCCCGCACCGCTGTAGCGCTCCCACGCGGACCCGTCCCAGCGCTCGGTGACGCCTTCGTCCGTGACGAAGTACAGCGTGCCCACGGTGAGTGGCGGCGACGCGATCGTCGCCTGATCGTCTCGGGTGCCGCGCCGATGGATGTCAGGGACCGTGGGCATCAGGCCTCGAACCGAATGAAGACGACCTCGATGGCATCGGCATTCGGGATCGCCGTGCCGTTGCTCTTCCACGTCACCGGCAACTCGACATAGTCGGTGTGATCGATCGGATCGCCCGCCATCGTAAAGACCGCATAGTGGGCCGACGTCGAGCGGTCCTGCACGTAGACGGTCGTCCCCGTCGTCAGGACCAGCATGATCCCATGCGTGTCGACGCCGTCGGTCGTCACGTTGCGGACCCAGACGGTCGTGACGCTCGTGTAGGGGTGCGCCGCATTGAAGCGGACCTGGTTGCCCGTCGGCGGGGCGGTCGTCGTCGTCGAGTGGATGTAGCGGAACCGCACCGCGCCCGTGCTCCAGAGCGTCGGCCCGTAGGCTTCCCAGACCACGCCGGTCGAGCGTTCGAGAATCGCGCCCTCGTCGGTCACGCAGTAGAGCGTGCCCGCGACGACTGCCGTCGCGGCCGGTTGCGCAGCGCGCGTCCCGCGCTGGATCAGCTCGTCGAGCGCGTGATACGGCACAAAGATGGTCGCGGTCGGGGTCGTCGTCATGGGGTCGGCACCCAGCCGACGACACAGTCGCCCTCGGCGTCGAACAGGATTTCGGGGCTCGCGGGGTCGCCGTTGGTGATCGGCGTCCAGTAGCCGAGCCCGCTGATGCCCGCCGCCGTCGCGTGCAGGTCCGTCCCCGTCAGCGCGAGCCCCGCGCCAATCGTCAGTTGTTCGACCGGCCCCGTGCCGGGCGACCCGCGGCCGAGCAGGCGCGGGGACTCGATGTCGGCGAGCGTGTCGATCGGGACACTCCCGGGCGGCAGCGCGACGACCCCGCCCACCGTCGAGACGAGCGACAGGAAGAACCGATGCCACACCGTCGAGACGAGGCCCCCGCGGCTCAGAATCGGCTGCTGATACGGCGGATAGGCGGGCGGCATCGCCATCAGCGCACCGGCCCTTTCCGCGCGGGGCCTAAATAGCCGCGCACGAACTCCCCGAGGCCCATCACGGGACCGAGGTCTGGGGGCGGCATCGCGCCGCGCGGCAACTCCGGGTACAGCGTGGTCCGCGCCTCCCCCGCCCCCGCAAAGGGCGACAGCTGGGCTGCCAGCCGTTGGCGCGCGAACGCGACCGCCTTGTCCACGATCGGGCGGGGAATCGGACGGCCCTCTGGGAGACTGAGCAAGGTCTGCACTTCCTGCGGCGTCAACGTGGGGACCAGCGTCGGAATCTCCATCTCCCCCTGCCCGAAATCGACCCCGATCGAAATCTCCGAGGACACCCGTTTGTCGGGCCGCACGAGCGCGCCAAAATACCCCGCCCCTTTCTCCCGCGCGGGTTGGCCCATCAGCTCGTCCCCCCCTCGACGTCGAGCCACGCGCCGACGAGCGACCACGCGATCGGATCGCTCACCGTCACCTCGAACACGGTATCGCGCGCGTGCCCGAGCCGGCGTGCGAGACAGCGCTGCGTGTAGGCGCCCAGCGCCCCGGCCCGCATGCGGATTTCCTCGCCCCACGTTTGCCCGCCGTCACGACTGAGCCGCAGCATGACCATCGGGTCCGACCCCTGCCCGGTCGCGAGCCCCTGCCCGCGCTCCAGGTCGAGCTCGAACGTGCGCAGAAACACGCGCCGGTTCTCGTTATTGACGTGCGGCGCGCGGCGGAGGCGGCGCAGATAGCGCGTGTCGGTCTCGGTTTCGGGCGCGACGATGGGCGGCTCAGGCTCGCTCGGCTCGCCCGACGTGCCCGGCGGGACCGGCGGCCCGTGCCACGTAAACACGGGACAGGACGGGGAGTTTCCGAAGAGGTCCTCACTGCCGTCCGTATTGCCCTGCATCACGCCACTGAGAAATTCGGGCGTGTCCACCGTCGCGAGCACCACGCCGTCACTGATCCGGATCTGTCGGTGCCGCGAGGTATTGAACGTCCCCCCGACGCGCGGATGACTCCGCACCCAGAACGACGCGGGATCGCCGAGCGCACGAAACAGATAGTTACTCGCAAACCCCGTGACATTTTCTTCCCCGAGCGCGTAGGTGTTGAGCGTCGCACCGGCCGTGCTGTAGCGCCGCACGAAGGCGTCAATCACACTCGTCCGCTTGCCGTACAGGACAAGGACCGTGTCGTCCTCCAGCACGAGCAGACTGCGGGGCGCGTAGTTCGGCACCCCGGCGGCCAGGTCCGTCGTCGGCGCGGCGGTGACGAGGTCGTAGCGTTGGACGGGCGCCCCGTCGGCGAAGACGTCGTAGCCCTGCCCCGTGTGATAGAGCACGGTGTCGTCGTGACTCGGCGCGGCCCCCACGAGCCCCACCTGCGGGAGCGTCCACGTCACCGGCCCGAACGAGCCATCCCCGAGCACGGTGCGGATAATGGGATAGTCGGTCGGCCCCGGCGCCTCGCTAATCCGATTGATGACATACAGGCGCCCCGAGGTCCACGACGTGCGGATAATCGGGTAGGCCCCCGTCCAGTTGAACGGCACCACCGCCAGGCGCGTGCCGTCCGCCTGGAACAGTTCAAGGTTTTTGACCGTCCGATTGTCGACGAGGAAGAGGCCGTCGCTCCGCACATCGCCCGACACACTGTCGGGAATGTTCAGCCGGTAGCCTTTCACCGCCCCCGTCGTGGGTGAGAGCACCACAGCCGGAAAGCCGAGGATCTCATCCGGCACGAGGAGGTCGCCCGTCGCGATCCCGAGGTCGGGTGCCCGCTGGAACTGGAGCGTCAGCAGCGCATCGGGGGCGGCCGGGTCGCCATCCTCCTCACACTTGATGTAATAGGTCACGCCGCTCGTCACGGAGAAATAGCACGGCCGGTCCGAGAAGGTGTTGCTCCCGAAGGACCGATACCCCACCGGCACCCCGCCGACCAGCGTATAGATTTTCGTGTCGACAAAGTAATCGTCAAAGTTGCCGTGCGCAAAGACCGCATACACGTAACTGTCGGGCGCCGTGAACGCGTACCAGACGCTGTAGACCGTCCCCCCGAACGACACCTGCTGCGTCGTGCTGTAGGGGAGCGCCCCGATCGCGATCGCCGTCTCGGGCGTCAGATTCGCGGGGATGGGCATCAGGCCTCCAACTCCACGATCCGCCCGTCCGTGTAGGTCGCGGCGTCCAGGTGATAGACCGCCGGGCTCTGCCGGTCGCCAATGAGATGCTTGTCCCACACCCACGTATGACACCGCGCCAGATGCGGCTCCCACGCATAGAGCGCCGGGTTCCAGAGCGCGCGCTCATGCCAGGCTTGCGTCGCGACGTCGTAGCACCAGCTCGTCTCGGCCGCCGGAATGTACCAGCACGCGAACGCATGCCCGCGGTCCTGGTAACTCCACGCGATCGCGTCCTCCATCGTCGAGACCTCGGCCCACGCCTGTTCGACGGCATGGGTCGAGATGCGCTGCGGCGTGTAGCCCTGCGCGCGATAGGCGATGCGCCCGCCGTCCTCGTTGTTGCCGTGCCAGAAGAGGGAATTGTCGACCTGCGTCCACCCGAACCGCGAGCCGATCCCCTGCTCGATGTAGGCGCCGGGAATCGGCGCGAACGGGAAATCGGGGTCGCCGATGTCGGCCCACACGGTCGTCATCGCCGTCCCGAGCAGCCACACCTCGCGATGCACCGGGACGAGCGCGCGGATGATGCCGGTCGTCTGACTGACGAGCGCCACGTCGAGCGCGTCCCAGAGCAGCCCGTTCTCGAGCGCGCTGATCTGGAAGCGATCGGTGTTCGCTTGGAGCGCGAGGAAGTACCCGTCGACAAACGCGCCCATACTGACCGGCGTCGGGAAATCCGGCGCGGTAATCGGCGTGAGCGTGTTCGCGAGGAGGTCGAAGATGAAGCCGTTCCCGGCGCTCGTGATGAAGAGCTGATGCCCGTCCGAGCCGTTGCTGCTGATGGTCGCGCTGTAGTCGTCGAGGCCCACTTCCCCGATGTAGGTGAACGTCCCGCCCGCGAAGAGCTCGAAGAAGCTCGAGCCGCCGACGGCCCAGCACCGGTCTTCTTCGCTGTAGAGCGCGCGCACCGGCCCCGCGCCGAGGATGACGTGCGCGGCGCAGCCCGGCGTCGGCGCGAGCCACGTCTTCGCCTTCGGCGTGCCGGTCGCGATCTCGCTATACCAATTTACAGTTCGCTCGGCGTTGACCGTGCGCGCGCTCACGCGGTCGGTCGCACCGATAAAGCCGGGGTACGAAGGCATCAGCGCGCGGGCTCCTGTGGTTGCTGGCCGTAGTTGCCGAGGACGCCGAGCGGGAGCAGACTCAGGAGTGGGAGCCCTTCCTTCAGGATGCGCGCCTTCATCTCGGGCGTGAGACGTGCGAACCACATCTCGGCCTCGACCGTGAGCGCGGCGTTCCGCTCCGCTTGGAGGCGATTCATCTCAGCCGTGGTGTGGTTCGTCCACGGCGCGGCGTGGAGCGCGTCCATCTCCGCGTCGATCTCGGCCCGCGTGCGCCCGCCGAGCGTCCCCCGCTCGACCGTCCCGCCGAACGGTTTGACGATCTTCTCGAGCCGCTTCGGGAGCACCTGATCGTAGAAGTGGCGCATGCCTTCGCCGCCGACCTGGAGATCCATCTGCGAGTATTCATGGGAGAACTTCGGCACGGGCCGCTTTTTCGCGACCGCGAGGTCCTCGATAATTTTCGCCGCCATCTCTTTCCCGACCGCCGCCGCGAGTTGGTCGCGCGGGATGCGCTTCGCGTCAATCACCTGTTTCCCATCTTTCCAGGCGTTGATCTCATAGCCCTCGCCGCTATAGGACGGGCGTGTATGTCCCGGCAAGCCTTCGTAGTTGCCTTCGGTGACTTTGAGGCGATCAATCTGCTTGCTCAGGTTGTAGCGGTCGGCCTGCGTGCCGCCGGCCGTAAAGCCAATCCACTGCGCGCTCGGGTCCTCGGCCGCCTCAAGCACTTGCTGCTTGAGGCCGAGGTCGGGCCACGCCTCCTTAAACGGCGCATCAGCGACGCCGTAGGGATTCGTCACCGCCGGGACGGCCTGCACCTCAATCGTGACGGGCATCGTCTTCCAGCCAGGCTCGACTGCCGCCAGCGCCGCCTCGGCCGTCGGGCCCTGTCCCAGCGGCACCTGCGCGCCCGTGGGGGTCCGATAGAAGGCCGTGTATTCCATGCCCGCCTGTCGATAGCCTTCTGTCTTCCCCCTCTGATGCCAGTCGCTCTGGACCTCCTCGACAAACCGCCCGCGCTCACCCGTCGGGAGCGTGCGGTCATTGGCGCGCGTATGAACGAGGACGTTCGGCTCCTCAAAGTGACCTGAGTGGAAGTTCGCCGGGAGCGGGAGCATGCCCTGTCGTTGGAGGTGATTCAACGCCCCCGCGTGTGCCTGTTCGGCTGTTGAACCGAGCAGTACAACGCCTGTGCCATCGGGCCCCTCGAGCGTGAACTTGGCGCCATGCCGATCACCCACGAGTGGCTGAATGGAATACCCCGGCGGTAACGCCTGTGGCGGCTGTTCCGGCAGCGTGAGGAGGGTCTCACGGTACTCCTCGCCGCCGGGCACGGTGTACTGCGCGTATTTCGCGGGCGGATGCGCCGTCAGGCGCGTCTCATTCAGCACCCGCGACTCATTCGCGAGCCGCCCATAGTCCAGAATCGCCGCGCGATGCTCGTCTGAAATCGGTAACCGCTTCAGCTTCGTCATCGCCGCCTCATCTCCGCCCGCCGCTTGCCAGGCCCAATGCCGCGCGTTCATGTCCTCAAGTTGCGAGAGGCGCGCGCCGGGCCACGGCTGCCCGTGCGTAGTCGCACTCGGAAACGCCTTATCAAACGCCGCCGCCGCGCGTGAACTGAGATCCGCCTGTTCGGCGACGAGATGCGCGGGGACCGCCCCCCGCGTGACGGTCGTCGGCACAGGCGCCGGATGCGCCGCGAGATGCGCGGCGAGGTCCGCCCGCGTCACCGTCGCGTTCCCCTTCCCGGCGAGAAACTGCGGGACGTTCCGGTAGGCCAGCTCCTCCGCGCTCGCATTGCTTTTCAAGAGGCTCGCGACCTTGTTCGGGTGCGCGCCCTTCGCGGGGATGAGATCGACGGCCTTGTCGACGCGCGAGAAGAAGCCGAGCGCTTTCAAGGGGAGCAGCGGCAGGCCCGCGCTGAGCAGTTCCGCCGTTTTCGCCGCCGCGGTATCGCCCGCGCCTTCGCTGCCCCAGAGCCCCCCGCGCATCGCGTCGACCGCGCCCTCGAGCCACGGCGCGAGGAACGCGAGCGGCGCGGGCGGCGGCGCCTCCGGCGGCCCGTAGGGCACGCGCCCCGCGGGCGGCAGCGGCGGGACCGTGAACGTCCCCAGCGTGCGGAGGGCGCGCGGCGAGGGCTGATCGCGATCCGCCATCGCGCCTCAGTACCGCCAGCCGGGATACGGCGTCGCGGACTGCCGCCCCGTGTACGACGACGACGAGAGGCCCGGGTAGGGCGTCGCGGACTGCCGGCCCAACGGCGTGCCGGGTACCGGGGCCCGCATCCCAAAGGCCCCGAACGCGCTGAGCGGGGTCTGGCCGCCGGCCTGAATCTGGCCCTGCTCGGAGGGGTGAATGAACGGAATCCACGGGACCTGGCGCCCATCCGGCAGGGTGTAGAGGTACTGCTCGGGCGCCGGCGGCGGCCCTTGCTCAGACGACGCCGGCGCGGCGGCGCGGGCGCCCCCGCCGAATCCGCGGGCGAAGTCCCCGAGGCCAACGGCGCGCAAGAACGACCCAAACATCAGCCCCCCTTTAGGTGTCCGAGAAAATGTCGTAGCCGCCGGGCCCGCCGGTCAGCATCGGGTCGATCCCGACCTCGACCATCGGGAAGTTTTGCCGCTTCACGTCCGCGAGGCTCTCGCGCGCCATGCGGTCGATCGTCGGGTCGAGCGGCTTGCCATACTCGGGCGCGAGCTCGACGGCGAGGTTGGTCCGGAGCGCCCGCGCGTAGCCGGCCGCGAGCGCGACGGGCGTCACGAGGTCGGGGAAGGCCTGGAGCGGCGCCTGAAAGTACAGCACGAGGTCGGTCGCGGCCACCGGCACGGGCCAGACCCACAACTCGCCGCCCGCGTGTGTGCGTGCGTAGGCGACCTCGAGCGGCGGCGACCCGGTCAGGTCCTTCTGCGCCTGCCCGAGGTACGCCTGGTCACTGACCAGCGTCAGGAAGACCTCGGTCTCGACGGTCCCGCTGACGACGTAACTCACGGCGTCCAAGTCGATCGGCACCGGCACGTCGACGTCTTCGCCCGGCCCGACGGTGTAGGTCTGCTGCCCGACGACGAGCGCCACGACGTCGCGGCGGCTCACCAGCAGCGTCTGCGCGTGCAGGCCCCAGCTGTCGATGAGCTCGTTCAGGCGCGCGAACGCATCCTGCTGCTCGACGGCCGTCGGGACTTCATGGCCGGCGACGACCCCGAGCAGCTTCAGGCTGTCGGTAATGACCTGGAGCCCCGTGCGCGTCATCGCGCCGCCTCAGGCCGCGGGCGGCGGCGGCTCGACCACCGGCGGCGTGCGCGACTCGCTGTACCCGCCCTCAGCAGCTTTCGCCTCGGCCTCGGCGGTCGCGACGATGAGAAAGGCCCCCTCGGCGGTGTAGAGCATCTTCGGATACTCCTGGAAGTCCGGGCCGACCAGCGGCACCGGCACCTCGCGGAAGCCGCCCTCGCCGGCCGCCGTTTCTTCGGCGCCATCGCCCACCATGCGGACCTCGCAGCCATAGCCGCCGGCCTCAGCCCGCAG